GGTTTTTTACCTGTACCTTTTTTAGGGTCTTTCTTTTTCATGCTTGTAAAAAATAAATAACTGCTACTGCTAATGTTGGTGGTATAATAGTCATACACGATGGAATAATTACTGCATATAGCATAGGGTTACGCAACATTATTGTATTAACATCTTCTACTTTATCTTGGTCCATTGCCTTTATTATTACCAGAATCGTATTCAGTTAAAGCTTTCCAATAAGTTTTTCTTTTAACATTAACTTTATACCAAAAAATATTCATACCTCTAGGGTTTGAATTTTCACCTATCATAGCAATAATACATAAAGCTAGGGTTGTTAATAAAATAAAATCTGTCATAGTTTAAAATCCTTTTAATGATAACAAAGTTAAATTTATTTATAACCACCACCTTTAGCTTTATATTGTTTAGCTAACATCTGTGCTTTACGAGCTGACCATTGACCGGGTTTACCACCTTTACTACCAGCTTTAATTCTATTAAAAAGATTCTTACGCATAGTAGGTTTAGTATAGTTACCAGCTTTATTTACTGTCGATTTCTTTTTTTTCATTATTTTTTTTATTAAATATTTTATCCCAGTTATCTGAAAATTGTTGAGTAGATACTGCTGATGGTCTAATTCTAGAACCTTTACCAATCCTACCTTTATTTTTTTTATTGGTCATTAAGACCGGTTTTTCATCACTTCCTAAACTTGGCATAATTTGTGAGCAGTTTTAATTCTTGCTCAGGAAGTATGGTTAGTTAGTCCATTTAACACCACGGTAAATACCGTTGGTAGCTTTCTTAGACTTACTAGGTTCTGCATCATGCTTGATACCTCTGTAAATACCCGGTTGAGCTTTCGCTTTTTCAACGTGAGTATTTTCAAGAGTTACCTTGATACCTCTGTAAGTAGCCATATCGTGCCTCCAGTTTTCATAGGTTAATATTAAGTCATATTTAAATGACAGCCTATGCGTTCCTTCGGTAGATGTCGGTCTCTGTTCCTATTGCTAGTACTTAGCTTACCCCTATTACTAGGGAGGTTTTCCTTTCTAACCTACTTCCGTCTCTTTCGAGATGAACGAAAATCTTACCACTTTACTTTATGTGACCAATAACGGGCACTTAATTTACTTGGACTTGAATCTTGAGCATTATGTCTAGCATAATAACTTTTTTTTCTAGCTTTGTCTTTTTTAGAAGTTGGGTTTTTACCAGCACCTTTAACACCTTGTTGTCCAAATCTAATTGTTTTAATTTTATCACCTACTTTAGCAACTACCACATGCGATTTAGTTTTATGGTTTGGAGTACGTTTAGGTTTATTATAACCAGATACTCCAGCTTTTGCAAGTCTTGAATCTTTTTTCTTAGCCATCTTAATGTAATACTCTATTTGTTATATCTTCATCTATATAAGACATTAATTCATTTTTAAAAAATATTTCTTTAAATTCACCTAGTAATATTAGTCCATTATAATCAGCAACTTCTTTAGCTTGTTTTGAATCTTGAGCAATAATATTAGGACCGGGGAAAACTTCTCCATCTTTAGTCATCTCTGTTAGAAATATTTTCATACTCAGCATCCTCAACTGTTTCTATAGGTTGTTTATCGGGCATTAAAAAAATACCACCACCTACCCTGTGATTCACATCTATTGTATCTTTACGACCAACACCAACTCTATCTAGTAGAGTTTGAGCTGCTGCTAATTTATTATTGGCTTGAACTATAGGTCGTTTAGATTCCATAATCTCAACAAGCTTAAAAGCTGCTTTAGGTGCAGAGTTTGCTAATATCTCATTAGTTATTTCTAAGATTTCATTCTTTAGAGTTTTAACAACATGATGATAATGACTTGTATACCCTGCAAGTTCTGCAGCCTTTTTAGCATCACCTTCAGTTTCAACTAAGTGTTCTAAAAACGATTGTTGCTTTTCAGTAAGTTGTCGTTTACTAGTAGTATTATTTACACTTGGTAGAATTGCCATGCTCTTTATTATAGTAGTATTAATTAGTTTTGTCAAGTAATTAAAAATAATTTTAAAACTTCTTGACAAAAGCTGTTTTAGAAGCTATAATAACTTTAGTGCCCCCCCGGGTGAATAGTAGTATATTAGAGAGTTCTCTCAGTCCAAATACTACCTCCATAAAACTACCTTTTAACTATAAAAAAACTACTAGTCTTTAGAGTCAAAATGTTAACTAGTAGCCGGGGCAATCTGGTTTACATCCAATCTTATTAATTTTGTATGACCATGCTATATATATGGGTGGTGGAGGGCATGGTCACCTGCCTGCCCCTATAGAATATAAACATATCCTTACATTCCATAATAAAAACTAACAAAACTAATGAGGACTAAGAAATCTTCAAAGAACATAAACTAAGTTAAGTAAGCTTTGAGAATTTTGCATAGACTAAAGGAACTCTAATAACTTCAAAAACCATTCAGTCTTCTTCAACATAAGTTTTCCAAGTACAACTAAGCAAAAGTCCAAAGCTACAGAATCTAAAGGGCTTTTAGTCCATTTAAGTTACCATTAGCTTTCTTAGCAAAATGAAACCTTTACATTCCCCTAGAGTTGCTTAGCCCTTAAGATTCTCTACAAATCCTTTATCATCACCATATGCCTATGTTACAAAGAGTCCTCATTATGTTGTAGTTATATTTAAAAGAGTTTCAAAGTAATCTTGAAGAGCTACCAAATTCTAGAATCCTGAAGAGTTGGCATTAATCAATTTAACCTAATAACTTGATAACTTTGAAACACTTTATCTTCTATTAAGCTCTATTAAGTAAGAAAGCAACTTGTTTACTAAGAGTTATTACAAATACAATTCATCAAGTTAACAATACTTTAAAGATTTTGTAAATAAAAATAGTAACCTTAAAACTCTGTAAGCTTCGAAGACTCAGCAACAGACTCTAAAGGTTCTCCAATTTGACTAACAAAATCTAATAAAGTAAGGTTAAGTCATGAATTATATTCTAATAACACTAAGTAACCAAAACACTTACTTTCTTAATGACCTTAATGAAGCTAAAGAGTTTCTAAAGTTCTCTAAGTTATTAGGTTTTAATTGCTTATTGCTCAAATCTTCTAAGGATTCTGAGTTTGGTGTTCTTCAAGATTACGTTGAAGAATTAAATAAAACTACACATAATGAGGTGTAACATGGCATATGATGCTACTAAAGTCTCTGAAGAGACTCTAAAAGGACCAGCAACTTCTGGGCAATGTAAAGCTTTAGGCTTTCATTTTGCTGCAAAAGCTAATGGTAAAATAGATTGGACTAAAAGAAGCAGAGTTTCTGCTACGCTTTGGTCTTTTGCTTCTAAAGGAAAACTTTCTTATGAAGAAGCTTCATTGCTTTTCGAAGTTAAAAAACTTCCTAAAGTCTATGCAGACGCTATCAAAGTTTACTTAGCTAAGAATAAGTAACTTTAAAGACTCCTAAGACCTAATAAGTCTTGGGAGTTTTTATTATTCCACTTCAGTTGATATGTTTATATTAGTAGGGGCAAACGAAAAGGGCTCAACAAGTTGAGTCGTTTGAGTTTAGGTGACCATGCCCTAAGAAGATTTAAAAAAAAGAAAGTAAGAAAGGAATTTTTTAAATGTTAAAGTCGAAAGTATTAGATGGGGCGAAGTATTGAGGGATAATTTAAAATATACTATTAATAAGTTATGTATAAACTGTGTATAACTTGTACATAAGCTGTGTATAAACTTTAAAATTCTTAAAAGGTACATAAATAATTTTGAAAAAGGTACACAAAATCTGTATATAATTATATATTCTATCTAGCCCCTGTTATATAACTTGCTTGACCTCGAGGCTTGGTCGTGTCAAGATTTAGGGGCTTGGCAGGGCTAGGCACTAGGTTATCTATATTAAACTTTAATGGAGATATTATGAAATTAACCAAAACACAGATAGAAAATCAGAAAAAAGCTGGTATTATTTACAAAAATAGTTTACCAAATTCTGAGCAAAAGGCTAATAAATTATTGGCAGAAGAGTATAAACAAAGTATTAATAACAGCAAAAATGTTATTAAATTCAATACTTTACTGGAGGCAGAAGAGTATTTAGAACAACTTGGTTTTTCTTATAGAGCTACGCAAAATCTAACTAAACAGCGTAAAGAAATATTGTTTGGAAAAAGAAAAGGTACAGACAGAAATGCAATACTTAAATCAACTTTTGATTTTAAAAATGATTACAGTATGGACATGGTGAATGTATATACTGTGAGTATTTGGTAAGTTAAGTTGTTATATAACTTGCTTGACGAGGGTGGCTTGGTCTTGCTAGAATTTCTAGGCATGGCACGACCAAGTTTTTAAAAATAATTAATTATGGAGATAATTATGGATAAAGAAATTACAATTATTGATGCTATTATGATAGCAGAAAGTTATGTAAATGAAAACATAGGAAATACTGAGGAGTTATAAAACTACTAGACAGCACCTCGCCAAGTTGCTAGAATTTATGGGCTTGAGAGGGCAAAATAATTAAAAAGGCATAAGGTAATAGCCTCTACTAAGAAAAACCTTAATAAAATTAATAATGATTTAATACATAATGGAGATATTATGAAAAAAACAGATACAGTTAGATTGTTAAGTTACGCAATTCATGATTTAGAAAAAATTATGGACTTTTTTAATCAAAAAGAAGAAGAAATCCTTGCTATAGAAATAAAAACACCTGCTACTGAAGCATATTTAGATTTGCAAAAGGGTTGTTTTATTGAAACTGTAATTTATGATAGAGCTTTTACTACTAATAAAACATATGAACTTTTACGAGAATCATTCGCACCTTTTGATGAAATTGATTTTAGATTAATTTCTCAAAAAACTGAATGGAAATATGATGATGATGAAGAAGGTACAGGATAGATACCTCAACTAGAAAAATCCTAATCCTGAACATGATTAAAAACTGTTCAATTTTTTTAACAATAAAATAATGGAGATAATTATGAGTAAGATTACTTATAGTAAACGCAATACTAAAACAACTGTAGCTATTAAGTTAGCTCCTCATTCAGTACAAGCTGTTTGGAATAGAGCTAATGCACTTGGTATAAATATATTAAGAGTTAGAGCTGTACAAAATAGAAATGAAATAACTAAAGGTGATACGTTTTTAGGCTTTCACAAAGCTAAAGTATCTGTTTATCAGCAACTTGCTAATCCTATGAAACCTTTGCATTTTATTAGACCTTTACCTTTAGGTGAAGATAATAATGGTATGCAAGTTTTACAAATTGCAGATAACCTTGATGTTCAACATACTCTTAAAGCTATAGATGACTTTGAAATCTATACTACTGCTTCTTTCTTAAAAAGAATTGCTTTAAGATTTAAATTTTTAATAAATAAATAACACACAACGGAGATATATATGTTAATATTTGATAACCTATCGGACATAAATGCTATTTACGGCATTTTATCAAAAGTAGGCGAGGAGTGTAATTACTATTGGCGAAATAGTGATGAGGTTGACCATGAAAAAGCTGAGTATGGTTCTAATCTTGAGTTGCGAGAGTATTTAATTAGTCACGGCTACATAGATAGTGGCTATGATTTAGTTAGACTAACCTATCACCTCAAAGACCTATATCCAACAACACCTGTTGCCGAAGAAAACAATAGGCAATACCATGAAGTTTTAAATAGACTTGATGAAAGAACCCAAAGAAATCTTTTATGGGAGATTCATAAAATGGAAAAAGATGTTGGAGAAAAGTTAGATAAATCTACTAAGTTTAACATGGCTTTAGATAAACTTTTAAACGAAAATAATTTCGAGGAAGACGAGGAATAAATAATGGAAAATAAAACACCAAAAGAAATACATGATGAAGCAGTTGCTGATTCTAAAAAAGCAGTTAATAAATTTATAACTGCATGGAGAAAAGAAAATCCTGACCATCAAAAAAAATATGGTGGTATGCATGAGCCATTATGCTGTGGTTTTGCTTGGGTTAAAGTTAGACCTGCAACTACACCATTTGCTAGGTTTTTAAAGAAAGAAGGTATTGTTAGATATCCTTCTCATAGTGGAGGTTATGATATTTATAATCCTTCTGATTGGGTTGGACAATCTATAGATGTAAAAGAAATTGGAGCAGAAGCATATGAAAAAGTACTAAGAAAATATGGTATAACTGCATATGCTATGTCAAGAATGGATTAAATGTTTGGTAGTTAGAAGTGCGTCTTTGTAAAATCCTTTGGAAGTCTGTACTGTTTTATACAGGGTGATGATGAAGAAGGTTAAGAATAAACAACGAATGAGAACTAAACCACTGCGTTACTAACTACCATTCTTTAAATATTTAATGGAGATATTATGAAAACTAAATTACTTACAATGATTAGCCCTAAACTTTTAAAGGGAGATAAATTACATACAAACTATATGTCTACAGTAATGTACTTATCCCCTAGTGATAGTGCAGGTGGTAAAACTATTTGTCCTTATGCAAAGATAGCTAAATGTGAAGAGGCTTGTTTAAATACAGCAGGTCGTGGTGGTATCTTCAAGAAAGGAGAAACTACTAATGCAATTCAAGAAGCTAGAAAGCGTAGGACACTATACTTTCAGAATAACTATGAAGACTTTATGACTCAGTTATTCTTTGAAATAAATAAATTTAAGGAGAAAGCAGAAGGTCTGGGAAAACTACCTTGTGTAAGACTTAATGGTACTTCCGATATACAATGGGAGTATCAAGAGCTACAAGGTAGGAACGTCTTTGAAACTTTTCCTGATATAACTTTCTATGATTATACTAAAATTCCTACTAGGAATATATCTGGCATAGATAATTATCATTTGACTTGGTCATACTCTGAAGCTAATATGAAGTATGCTAATTTATTTGATGAAGCTAACAAGAAAGGAATGAATATAGCAGTTGTATTTTCTAAGGAGTTACCTGAATTTTACAGAGGATTAAAGGTGATTGATGGAGATAAATATGACCAAAGATTTTTAGATGAGCCGAATGTAGTGGTTGGTCTGAAAGCAAAAGGCAAAGCTAGAAAAGATACTTCTGGTTTTGTAGTACACAATAACTTAATAGCAGTCGCATAATAGAGGTGACAAAATGAATGAAGAAGATAAAATAATTTGTGATTACTGTGCCAACCCTGAAATTGTAGCAAGGGTTAGCCATGTATTTTTATGTCAAGAATGCTACGACAAGGAGGAAGTATGAGCTTTGTAAGTTTTGATTCAGATGATATACAAAAAGGTGCAGATGCTATGCGTATATTAGATGGTATGGAAAATGCAATTTATGATATTTGTGAGTACGATTATGAAACATCTAAAGTAACTCTTCGAGAAGGTTTTACTTTAGAAGACTTAGTAAATGTTATTGCAGTTGGAATACTAGGCGATGCTGATAGATGGCAACGCTTGAACTATGAGAAACAACAACAAAAGAAACAGGAGGAAGCATGAAGAAATTATTAGAAGCAGTTAAAGAAGCAAGTATATCTGTTGCTTGTTTGCTTGATGATATTGCTGTTAGTGAAGCTGATATTTTAAATTGTGAATTAGATTTAAATGAACTGCAAAAAGACATTGAGCATTTACAAAATCAGATAACAATAATAGAAAATAACTTAGAGGAGGAAGCATGACTAAAGTAATTATAGAACTAGAGTTTGATAATTATAAAAATGATTATCAAGTTACTGATGCAGAAGTTATTAATTATTTACAAGAACTAATTGATAACGATTGTTTAACTTATATTAAGGAGGAAGCATGAAGAAATACCAAGAACTTAGAGTTGATATAACCACAGATTTTACAATTTGGGCAATAGATTGCTCAGTAGAAGAAGCAAAAGAATTAGCTATTAATAATTTAAAAGAAAACATAGAAGATTGGCTAGTTATGGATATTTATGACGAAAATACTGATAAATATATAGAGGAAGGAAGACATATAAAGGAGGAAGCATGAATGATGGAGTATTACTAATGACTTGTATAATAATATTTACTCTTGCAATCATGTCAATCTTTTTAATTCAATCTAAAGAACCTAAAAAATTTGACAAGCAAGGCATGGTAAAATACAATGATAACGATTATTAAAGAGGTAAATAAATATGACAATGAAAGAACATATACAAATGATGGAAAGAATTAGGAGAGGACAAGAACCTTTTCCTGAAAAAGTTAAACCAAAAATAACGAGGGCAAAAAATGAAAAATAAAATAATAAATATTGAAGCTAACTACACTACTACTCTTCATTGGGATATGGAAGATATAGCAGAGTCAAGAGGCTTTAAGTTAGAAGATGTAGAAAGAGTTGAGGTAGGTAAATGGGCAACGCTTTATATATTTTTAAAGAATGGTAAGTCTATTGACGTTGATGGTTATATTGGAAGTGATAGTACTGATTATAAATGGGCAGAAAATGAAAGACATTATGATGGAGATTGGAATTTAATAGAGGTAGATTATGAGTAAAAAATATATACATGTTAATCAACATGTGATAAGGTCTAATAAAAAAAATAATCTTAATGACCCAGTAATAACAATTAAAGCAGGTAAAACAAATACTTACTGTCATGAGGTACAGATACTAGGTAATAGTAAAATAACTTATAGTGGTAATGATAAGACAGCTCTTTCTTGTGGGGCTAGAGTTGTTATTGAAACAGAATCAGATTTAATTATAGATGGAGTATATAATGAGTAACGAAGCAAACGATAATATAATGGATGAAGTTCAAACTTATGTAGATAATGTTTGGGTATTACCTAATAGACCAGATTTAGAATCTGATTGTATAGAATATGTATATGAAAACTATATAGATTCTGAATGTCTAAGACCTAAAGCTGAAATAGTTATTGAGTTTTTATCTAAACATTGTGCTGATGCAGTATCTAGTGATGATTTACAACACATGGCTATGCAAGATAGGTTGACATTGGAACATGAAAATGGCTATTAAAAAATATAATTTAGAATTTGGTTATAATTATAATGGTAAAAATATATTATGGACTTGGGATGTTGAGCCAATAGAAAAAGTATTTTGGAAAACTTGGAAACCTAAGTTATCTAATGTTAAAATTATAACAGTCTTGACAGACAAAGAGGAGTCCAGTAAAATAGCTAAAGAAATTTTTGAGGGTGTTATAAATTCCGAACATCCTACTAAAGATAAATTAACAGGAATATATGGAGTAAGAAAATGAAAGGTATATTAATTAATCCCTTTGATGAAACAATAAAAGAGGTTGTAGTTACAGGAAACTATAAAGAACTTTATACACTTATTGAATGTAGAGCATTTGATTGTGTTGATGTAGATGAAGATAATACATTGTATGTTGATGATGAAGGATTGCTTCATGATACTAATAGATACTTTGCTATTCATGATAGAGAGTTTGCAGGTCGTGGACTTATTTTAAGTACTGATGATGAAGGAAACTCAGCAGATGTTAGGTTTACTTTAGAAGAAGTAAAAGATTTAGTTTCCTTTTTACCAGAAGGATTTAAAGTAGAACCATCATTTACTTTTCATACTTTTTAATATGAACAGAACTAAATATAAAAAGTTAAAAAATAAAGTAAAAAGAATACAAGTACAATGGTTAAAAAGTATTATGCCAGAAGATAGTACTACAGATATTAATGTAAATAATGTAGATACATATGTACCTGATGAACAATATGTTATGTCAGCAAATACTAGATACTTGTCGTTTATGACAGACAGATGGTTAATAAAAAAATTAAAAAAATATCCTCATGTTAATACATACGAGGAATTACAGGAGATAATAAATGTTAGATGAATATATAGGAAATGTTTTAATAGATAATAAGAAAGATAAATTAAAATTGTGGGCTAATAATTCTTCAGAAGCTATAGATACTTTAGTAGCTTTAGATATAGTATCAGATATATATAAAATTACTAGATTAAAAGATAATAAAGAATGGGAATTTAATGGTAACATAAATATTTTAAAAGAATTAAGAAATAAAATAGATGATGAAGGGCTTATTTATTCTCATTTAGTAACACGAGGAAAAGAAAATGACTGATGATGAAGTAAAATTTAGAGAGTTTTGCGAAAGAATGTTTATTGCTAATTGTAAAGAAAGAAGAGAATATGGCGAAAAAGAATATAAAGATTTTAAAATGTATTACAAATACAATGAAAAGTTTTTGAGAGATTATTACTACGATAAAGAAGATAAATAATGGCAGTAAAAAAACAAACAACAATTCATATTTCTAAAACTGGTAGTCGTGGGAAAAAAACTAGTCAAGGAAATAAAAAAAATATAGGCACAAGTACAATGAATAAACACAAACGAAGAAGTTTTAAAAAATATAGAGGACAAGGAAGATGAAAAATATATTTAAAATATTATGGTCTAATCCTGATAAAGGAACTTGGGAAGAAGACCCAGACCCAGAAGAATTAAATATTGATAATGCTTACAAAACTAGATGGATATGGTATCATACTATTTTAGGAATTGAATTAGCTATGACTAATATATTGCTGCTAGGAATAGTAGTTATATTAGCTATAAAATTATAAGAGGTAACGTATGATATATAAAATAACAATAGGATTAATAGTTAGTTTTATGTTAATTATTAGTGCATCATTTACAATAGTGCATGATAATCAAATTAAAAAATTAGATTACAGACTAACCTATTTAGAAAAAAGATTTGAAAAAATAAATCAAATACAAGATAATATAATAGATGTAGTAAACGAAGTAATTTATGCAGTAGATGATTTAGAAAGAAAAGCACAAGAAGATTTAATAAAGGAGGAAACAACTATAGCACAGGGGTTGTAAATTATTTTTACCTGTGGTATACTGAGATTAGAATTTAGGGAACAAAGAGTAACCTGCCCTCTATCTCCATTAACCCAAAGGTTTGGTTCAGACCATGACTTTGAGAGTAGTCAGCTCACAACTCTCACAATTTTTTAATTAGCTATAAATGGAGGAAAACATATGGCAATATTAGAAGGCTCAGTAAAATGGGCAAGTATAACCACTCCGAACACAAAGTTCGAACCAGTATATACAGTTGACTTAATAGTTGATGAAGATACTGCTAATGACTTTGCTTCTCGTGGTCATAAAATAAAACAGCATGACGAAGGTTCTGCTGTAGTAATCAAGAGGAAAGTGAATGGTCCTAACGGAATGGTTAGACCTGCACCTAGACTGCTTGATACCGACAAGCAAGAGTTAAATGTTGCTGTTGGGAATGGCTCTAAAGTCAGAGTACAATACAATGAGTATTCTGGTGAAGGTAAGTTTGGTCCTTATGTAGGATTAGATTTACAAGCTGTTCAAGTAATTGATTTAGTAGCTTACAAATCACAAGATGGTGATGAACTATTGAGTGATGGAGAAGAATTCTAATGATAGTTACTATAAAAAATGATGAGGGTATGCTATCATACAACATCAACAGTATTGAAGATGAACAAAAACTAAACGAAGCTAAAGTTATAGTTTCTAAAGTTGGAAGTTTAGAAGTCATTACTGAGGCTTTAAGCTTTGCATCGGCTACTCATAGAGCTAACTTAGAAAGGTTGCTTGGTGATAGTCCAGAAGCTTTAGTCGAACAAGATACTACAGAAGAAGGAGAAACCTCTGACGAAAAGTAGTATTATTAACTAACAAAAGCTAGGCAGGGGTTTAATTCTTGTCTAGCTTTTTCTATTTGGAGATAGAATATGGAACATAATAAAACAACTTTTATTAAACATAAGTTACCTTGTCATAGTTGTGGCAGTAGTGATGCAGTATCAATGAATGAAGATGGTTCAGCTTATTGTTTTAGTTGTTCTACATTTTTCCCAGACTATGAGAAAAGTGGAGACATAAAAGTACCAGTAATAAAACCTAAAGAAAATAATACTTTCTTAACTTCTTATTCTGGTATCTATGGAGCATTAACAGATAGAGGTATATCAAAAGAAACTGCCATTAAGTTTGGTGTTAAAATTATTAACGACCATGCAGATAAAATACAAAAACATGTCTATCCATTTTACAATGGTTCGGAAGTTGTTTGTACTAAAACAAGAGTTATAGATAACAAAAGTTTCTTTAGCAATGGTACATATGAAGGCACTGGTTTATTTGGTGAACAGATGTATCGTAATACTAAAGGTAAGTACTTAACTATTACAGAAGGTGAATGTGATGCTATGGCAGTCGATGAATTATTTCAAGGCAAGTATGCAGTCGTATCACTTAAGCGTGGTGCTGCAGGTGCAGTTAAAGATATACGAGAAAGTATTGAGTTTGTTGAGGCATTTGATACAGTTGTGTTGTGCTTTGATAATGACAAGGCAGGACAGGAAGCTGCTAAAAATGTAGCTCGTATAGTAAAACCCGGCAAGATTAAAATAATAAATCTACCTAATGGTTACAAAGATGCTAATGATATGCTTAGACAAAAGAAATATTCTGAGTTTACTAAAGCATGGTGGGAGGCTAAAACATATACTCCTTCTGGTATCATGGAATTATCAGCACAAAAAAGTAATTGGTTAAATCGTGAGACAAAAGAAAGTATTGCTTATCCTTGGGAAGGTCTTAATAAGAAACTGTATGGACTAAGACGAGGTGAGTTAGTAACACTTACAGGTGGTACAGGACTTGGTAAGTCTTCGGTGACTAGAGAGCTTGAGCATTGGCTTATTAAAAATACTAAAGACAATGTAGGTATCGTTGCCCTTGAAGAAAATTGGTTACGAACTGCTGATGGTTTAATATCTATTGAAGCTAATGACAGAATATATCTTAATGAGAAACGAGATAAGTACACACCTGAACAGCTCAATGAGTTCTTTGATAAAGTAATTGAGAAAGACCGAGTATTTATTCATGCTCACTTAGGAGCTACTGATATTGATGAAATATTTTCTAAGCTTCGTTATATGATTATTGGTTGTCAATGTAAATGGGTAGTGCTTGACCACTTACACATGCTTGTCAATATCTTATCAGAAGGTGATGAACGTAGAGGTATTGATACACTTATGAATAAACTTCGTAGTTTAGTTGAAGAAACTAATGTAGGTATGATATTAGTATCACACTTAAGAAGAGCTGCAGGAGAGAAAGGACATGAGCAAGGTATTGAGGTATCACTCTCACACTTAAAAGGCTCACAAGGTATCTCTCAGCTGTCTGATTGTGTGATTGCTCTTGAGAGAAATCAACAAGCTAAAGACCCAGAAGAAGCTAGTCGTACTAAAGTAAGAGTACTTAAGTCTAGGTATACTGGAGACACAGGATTAGCATGTACTTTGCAATACGACAATAATAGTGGTAGATTATATGAAGTAACAGACTCGGAGACATTTGATAATGAAGAAACTTATTTTTGATATAGAAGCAGATGGGCTAACACCTACTAAACTCTGGTGTATAGTTGCAAAAGAATTAGATGGTACTACACATACTTTTAATCCTGACCAGCTAGAACAAGGCAAAGAGTTTTTACAAACTGCTGATGTACTTATTGGACACAATATAATTGGTTATGATATTCCAGTTTTAGAAAGACTAATAGATTTTAAATACAATGGTGCTATTGAAGATACTTTAGTTATGTCAAGATTATTTAATCCTGTTCGTGAAAATGGACACAGTTTAAAAACTTGGGGTTATCGTGTTGGCTTTCATAAACAAGAACAACCAGAAGACTTTGATAGTTATACACCTGAAATGCTAGAGTATTGCACTAGGGATGTACAATTAAATGAAGTTGTATACAAAAAGTTATTAGATGAAGGTCGTGGTTTTAGTGATGAATGTCTTTCGTTAGAACATGATGTTGCTAAAATAATTAGTGACCAAGAAAAAACTGGATTCTTATTCAATGAAAAAGAAGCTACACTATTACTAGCCAAACTAAAAGATAGAATGGTAGAAGTAGAAGATGAAGTTCATAGGACATTCAAACCTAAATGGGTTGATGTTAAGAAAGTTATTCCTAAACTTAAGAAAGATGGAACGCTTTCTAAATCTGGATTAACTAATGTAGAGTATGCTGAACGAGTAGATACTAATAACACTACACCTTTTATGAGAAAAGAATTACAAGACTTTAATCTTGGTAGTCGTAAACAAATTGGTGAATACTTAACAGACTTTGGATGGAAACCAGAAAGATTTACACCTACCGGTCAACCTATTGTTGATGAAGGTACACTTAAAAAAATTGAACATATACATGAAGCTAAACTTATTGCTGAGTTTTTATTATTACAAAAGCGTATAGCACAGATAACTTCATGGATGAAAGAACTTAAAGATGATAGAGTACATGGTCACGTTATTCCAAATGGAACTATAACAGGTCGCATGTCTCACTACAGTCCAAACATGGCACAAATACCTGCTGTTTACAGTCCTTATGGTAAAGAGTGTCGTTCTTGTTGGATTGTACCTGAAGGTTATAAATTAGTTGGTATTGATGCTAGTGGTCTTGAACTAAGAGTACTAGCTCATTACATGGGTGATACAGATTACATACATGAAGTAGTTAATGGTGATATTCATTCAACTAATCAGGACTTAGCAGGATTAGATAGTAGAGATAAAGCTAAGACTTTTATTTATGCTTTAGTATATGGAGCAGGTGATGCTAAGATAGGAAGTATTATAGGTGAGAGTAAAGAAGGTGGTTCTAAACTGAAGAAAACTTTTCTTACTAACTTACCTGCACTTAAAAATCTTACAACTAAAGTACAACAAGCTGCAAGACGAGGATATTTAAAAGGATTAGATGGTAGAAAAATATATGTTAGAAGCGAACACGCTGCATTAAATACTTTATTACAAGGAGGAGGTGCTATTGTAATGAAGAAAGCTATGCAACTTTTAGATAATTTAATTAAATTAAATACTTTAGATGCTAAGTTTGTAGCTAACATCCATGATGAATGGCAGATACAAGTTAAAGAATCTCAAGCAGAAGCAGTAGGTACTCTAGGAGTAGAGTCTATAGTTAAAGCAGGAGAACATTTTAGTATGAGATGTCCTTTAAATGGAGAATATAAAATAGGAGAAAGCTGGTATGAAACCCACTAAAAAAGATAGAAAAAAGTTCGACCTTGACTTACAATATGGTACAATTAGAGAAGAAAAAATAGCAGAAATGCTAACTAATAAAAAGATAGAAGTAAAATCAGAAAGAGATTTATGGCAAAAAACAGGTAATGTTTGTATTGAATATGAGTCTTGGGGAAAACCTTCTGGTATTAACGCAACTGAATCTGATTATTGGTTTCACAATTTATGTATTGGTGACAATGAATATTGTACTTTAGTATTTCATACTGATGTATTAAAAAAAATTGTTGACAAGTTAGATACATTTAAAACAGTAGCAGGTGGAGATAACAATGCAAGTAGAATGTACTTAGTAAATCTACAAAAGTTATTTTCAACTGATGTAATAAAAGCATTTAAGGAATTAAGTAATGACGAAAAAGACTAACAAAAAGGTTGACAATTTAGTTACAGATAATTATAATAAGTTTACCTCTGAATCAGGTCATTGGTATGACCAAGACGGACAACCTAAATATACTATTATAGGTGCTAATGGTAAAGAAAGAAATACTACTCTTAGAGATGCTAAGAAAGAAGGATTTGTACCATCAGTAACTACTATAATAGGTATGATAGCTAAACCATCTTTAGAAAATTGGAAGATTGACCAAGCTTTAAAATCAGCACTTACGTTAGAAAGATATGAAGATGAATCTTTACAATCATTTACTTATAGATGTAAAGAAGATTCTAA